GATGACTTTATTAACTATGCACAAGAGTGGGCAAGTGGTAATCTATGGCAAAAAGATTCCAAAGGATCTCCATCTGCTGAATGGACACTCAAAGATTTAAAAAGACATCTCTATAGGGCAGTTGCTAATGTTAATATCCTTGAAGGTATTCGGTTTTATGTCAGTTTCGCTTGTAGTTTTGCTTTTGGTGAACTTAAGCTTATGGAAGGTTCAGCTAAAATCATATCTTTAATTGCAAGAGATGAGAACCAACACCTTGCTATCACACAGAATATATTAAACAACTGGAGAAAGGGTGATGATCCTGACATGGTTCAGATCATGAAAGAAGAGGAGGAGTGGACATATCAAATGTTTGATAATTGTGTAAATGAGGAGAAGAGGTGGGCTGATTATCTGTTTAAAGATGGTAGTATGATTGGTTTGAATGATAAGTTATTACAACAGTATGTTGAATGGGTTGCTAATCGTAGACTTAGATCAATAGGATTGAAACCTGTATATGATATTCCTGCTAAGAATAATCCATTACCTTGGACAGAGCATTGGATCAGTTCTAAGGGTCTTCAGGTAGCACCACAAGAGACAGAAGTTGAATCTTATGTTGTTGGTGGTATCAAACAAGATGTTAAAAAGGACACATTTAGTGGATTTAAATTGTAGTTTGTGATTAAATAGTTGTGTAATATTTGGTATAAAGCATGACAGTAACCAGTTGCCCACTGACTTGTGCTTGGCCAGACTCTCTATACAGAACTTACATGAACGGCAGACTTAAAAAAACTGACATGGAATCACGTCTCCTGAATATAAAAAAGGGGATTGATGATAAAGTGTGGTATCCTGATTGGGATAGTAAAGAAAGATGGGCAGCACAACAAGCATTAAATAATGCACTAGATATATTGGATGAATTTGATTACTGAATGAAAAAATTAATTTTTGATGTTGATGGGACTTTGACACCTAGTAGAAAGAAAATTGAGCATGAATTTTGGGCTCCTTTTCTTATATTTTGTCGTAACCATGATGTCTATCTTGTTACTGGTAGTGATAGGCAAAAGACTTTAGAGCAGTTAGGATTAGATATATGTTACACTGCTAAACGAGTATATAATTGCTCTGGTAGTGATGCTTATGAAAAGAATGTAAATGTCTACAGAGATGATTGGGAATTACCAAATGATGTAGAAAGGTTTTTAAATGATGAGTTAGCATACAGTTGTTTTCCTATTCGTAATGGATTGCATATTGAGAGAAGAGCAGGTGGAGTAAACTTTAGTATCTTAGGTAGAGGAAAGGATCCGTCCATAGGGAGAGAGGAATATATTAAGTGGGATAAAGAAAGATTGGAAAGAGAAGATATTGCAGATAGACTTAGGAATGCATTTCCAAATTTATCTGTAGCATTAGGAGGCCAGACAGGTCTTGATCTTGGACCAAAAGGTTCTGATAAGAGTCAAATATTAAGAGATTTTAATGAGGATGATGAGTTACATTTCTTTGGTGATAGAATGGAAGAAGGTGGTAATGATCATTCTTTAGCAGAAGCAATAAAGAAAAGAGGAGGTTATGCACACTCAGTAAACACATATAAAGATACTTGGAATTTAATTACTAAATAAAATGAATATAAAATTTATGAAATGGTTGAAGTTGGAGTTTATGAAAACGCCTGGTTATATGCGGGTAAACCTTTCACTACTGACGATATTGATGATTTCTTCGGTTTCGTCTACCGCATTACAAATAATCAGAATGGGAGAGAATACATTGGTAGAAAATACTTCTGGAAGTTTAGAACTCCTAAAGGAAAGAAACGAAAAGTAAAATCTGAATCTGATTGGAAAAAGTATTATGG